GTCGCTGCGATGTCCTCGCAGTAGTACAAATTATTCATCTCGTTGATGCGGTCGATGAACAAAATTCCCGGCTCGGCATAGTCCCAAGTGCTTCGCATTACCATGTCCCATAACGGTTTTGGGTCTACCTCACGGTAAACTGTACCCTCGAAAACCAATGGAAACATCCGGCCTTGCTCTAGGCATTCCATGAACTTGTCGGTCACACCAATGCTGATATTAAAGCCAGTCAGTTGGTCGCTGTTGTTCTTCGCCGTGATAAACTCTTCAATGTCTGGATGGTCAATGCGTAGAACACCCATCTGTGCGCCTCTACGATGTCCTGAGCTGGCGATAGTCTGACAAACTGCATCGAATATCTTCATGAAACTAACCGGCCCTGACGCCTTGCTATCAAGCGAAACAATCCGGTCGCCTCTTGGCCTTATCCCTGAGAAATCATAGCCAATGCCGCCGCCTTTTTGCATCGTAAATGCAGCTTCAGTTGCCCTTTCCATGATGCTCGCCATGCTATCGGCGATTTTTCCACTCACGAAGCAATTAAAAGCCGTGGTCTGTCTGGTCGAACCCATTGCGTTCTGTACCCGACCAGCTGGCAGGAAGCGTTGCTCACGTAGAATATGTTTGAAAGCATCGAAGTGGTAGTCGTCATCTTTAAGTGCATCAGCAATGCGCACACACTTGCTGTAAAAGTCTTCGCCTTTCTGGCGGTATTTAATCTCGTCTATCTCCTGCGATAGTGGCAGGGTTGGGCCGTATTGTCGGCTATTTCTCATGTGGTGTCATCCTCCGTTTCTATTAGTTTGTCCATGTACCATCGAGCCTTTTCAATGTCTTCGACACCGTTCTTCAAGCTGGAACGCCAATTATATTTTATCGCATTGCCTCGGCAGAAAGCTTTGAAACCTTCAGGGCCAAGCGCAGCACGAATTGCATCAATGCATTCAATATCTCCAGCTGTGTAATGTGGTGGTGAATTGACCATATCTACATCTAACTGACGCATTGATTGCTTCATGTATTCTTCATGACCTAAGTGGGTAACCATAATCGCACACTCCCTATCTCCTCATGCCAATCCGACCATCTCAGTATTCGGGCCAGTCTGGCTTGTTTGATTGCGTCATCACGGGTCATGCCAGCTTTAACGTATGCTTGCTCGACCAGTTCCCAAGTTGGGCGTGAACCTAGTATCTTGGCGGCTGTCTTTTCACCAACGCCCTTGCAGCCGGAATAGCCATCAGTGCTATCTCCGGTCAGGGTCTGTTGGAAAAAGTAAGCGTCTGCCTGTTGCTCTGTGATATCGAGCATCTCTTCCTGCATTGGCCTATAAAGCTTGCAAGGTATGGTTTTCATGTCCTTGTCAGAGCTAACAATAACAGTCTTTCCAATGTTTTCCGGTCGTGTTGCTTCGATACCCATCACATCGTCTGCTTCCAGCGTTGGGCGACCAAGGGTTGGAAATTTCTCGATGACCCAGTCACGCAATGCCACATATCCAACAGGCTTTCTGGTGGATTTTCTGTTTGATTTGTATGAAGGGTCGACAACTTTTCTAAAGTTTGCCTTGGGGTCACTTAGACAACACAGGATATCGTCTGAGTTTAATTGATTTTTGATATTTATGATTTGGGTGTTAAAGATGTTTTTGGCTTCATTGAGGTCTGTGTAAAGCGTCCATATATCCTCACCCCAATCTAATTCATATTCAGTCGCCATGATGGACTGATAAAGCATGATGTCAGTGTCGAGGAGTAATTTCATTCATCACCTCGTGTAAGAACTCTAATCCATTTGCCGTGACCATCCATTTGTTGCAGTAGCTGTTTTCGTTCAGCTGTGTGCTGATGAAGCCTTCACTGGCTGCGATAGCAATTTCATTTGCTGCCAACCTTGCAAAGCCCGACTTGGTGGTAAACGGTGCAAATCTGGCTGTATCAACAACCATTGCGACCATCATGATAGGGTCGTATTCATCTTCTGGGTTAATGCGTAGCGGCCCAGTTGCGTCCAATTCTGAATTCAGCTCCGATTGGGATTTTGAACCGGAAGTGTTCTCCCGCTTCTTTCGCGCATCTGACAGCGATATTACCGACATAGTTGGCTACTCCTTCCTGATTAGTTGTTGAAATTTGTGCTTCATCGTGAACAAAGGCCACGATTTCAGCGTCTAGATTTTCTTGCTTGATTGCTTGGTCGATATTCAGCACGAACTGCTTTGCAATAAGGGCTGCAGCTGATTGCAACAGGATGTTCAGTTGACCATGGTCAGACCGTGCGTATAACCGCCGTCCATCCAATCCAGTCAAATGACCTCGTTGCCGTACTTTTTCAGCAATTGCTTTTAACAGCTGCTCAAACGCTGGGTTACTTTGGTAAAACTTCTGACGGATTGCTTTACCATCAGCTGCGCTGCCATTAACTGCCTCACCCAGCCGTTTGTCGCTTCCACCATAAATCATGCAATAAACAGCTGTCTTCGACTCGGAACGTGACACGCCCATGGCCTTGGCATTTGCGCTATGGATATCCCCTTCAAGGATTTCTTTTGCATATGCGCCACCGTCCTGCAAATAGTGGGCTAGGCAGCGTAATTCGATGCCTGACAGGTCAACACCGACCAATTGTCGGCCTTCCGACACAGTAAATAGCTCACGGCACTGTTCGCCATACTCAGAACCGACTGACGGCACTTGCTGTAGGTTTGGCGCAAATGAACTGCATCTACCTGAAATACTGCCAAGTGAGTTGATGGTATGACGTAACTTGCCGTCTTTACCGACCAACTTCATCCAAGCAGCGTTACCTTCAGCCAGCATCCCTAACCGTTTTTGGATTAAGAAAGAGCGAGCGAGTTTCTGCGCTTCTGGAAACGGCATGGTGCTAAGCGTGGTCTCATCGATTTTTGCTGAACCAGACGGGGTAAACACCTTCGGTTTCCAGTTGTATTTGTTGCGCAAGCAAAACTCGATGTGCTTGCGTGAATTAGGGTTAAACTCCATGGTCTGCTGCTTTATGAACGGCACACCTTTTTGATAACCTCTGGTTTTATTGTTCACTTTTGGAATGAACTCTTCTTCGACAGTCCAAGCTGGAAACAGCTGGTGAAGCTCTTTTTCAAGTTCAGAGCGTTCCTGAGATAGGTCACCATATAGTTTTGCAGCTTTGTCCATATCGAAAGTCCAGCCAGCCCTGCCAATGCGATAGCAAAGCTCAGCCAGCTGATGTTCAAACCTAATTGACTTTTCAGGCCACTCATGTGGAGCTAACGCCTTCCACAATTTGTGACAGACAGCTACGTCAATTTCACAATAATCGGACATTTCCTGCGTCCAGACAGACCAATCTGCTGTCTCGCCAAAATCACCTTTCAATAAACCGAGCCGCTGGCCCCACGCCTTGAGGGAGTGAGAGCCATGCAGTTTTTTGGGTAGGTTGGTGGCAAAATCTTCATTCCGAAGGTCAGGGCGAATTAAACGACTAAGGACAAGCGTGTCTGTCACCTTGAGTTCGTTATTCGCATTGAAGTCTGGGAAGATTTTTCGGATGGCAGGAATATCAAAAGCTATACCGTTATGCAGGATAAGCTCTGATGCACTTGCTAGATGTTGAACGCCAATTTCTATTTTGTCTGGGTTATAAACCCATTTCTGACTGGGGTCGTCTGCGTTCATCACTGCTATACAGTGGATTTTTGTGAGATGTTCTACGAAGCCGTCTGTTTCAATATCGGCTACCAGCCTCAACGAAAATCACCTGAGCCGGCTAATTTGCCTCGCTCTTTTCTGTCTTTTAGCTTTTCAATGTTTAGTTCAGCGACTTCTTCGAGGCTGTAACCGATATCACCGGCACAGGCTGCCAAATAAAAAAGTACGTCCCCAAGCTCAAGTGCTAATTCAAAGGCGTCTTCTGGGTCAAGCTGGTCAGGAAAATCCTCAGTCAGGAAATTCATTTCATCGTCACGATGCAGCTTCTTTACCTTTTCGGCAACTTCGCCAGCCTCGCCATTTAGTCCAAGTGTTGGATAGAGTAATGCACCTTTGTAAAAGATGTACTCTGCCGCCTTGTTTTGATACGCCTCAAGCGTCATTTCTTCGGTGTCGTCAAATAATTCTTCTACTAATTCGTGCATATTTCCTCCTTATACAGTTGCCATTGAATATTGTGCGTAATTGCGGTTTTCAGGGTCGGTATAGGTAATGATTTCCATACCCTGCTTGCGCAGCTTGTGAATTACAGCCGCTAGCCGGAACACCCCATAGCTTTCCAAAGCATCAATCGGTGTGATTACTTTGCCGTCTTCGAGTGCGTCTCTAACCAAGATTTCTTGGCTGATTTGTCGTTTAGTTTGCTTCATTGTCATTTTCTCCTTCTGTTGGTTGATGTTGATTGCGGGATAATGCATCCCAGCTGTGCGGAAACAGTTTTTTGCAGATGGTATCAATCCATCCGGCAACATCTGCTGTTTCAAGCTGGGAGTGCGAGTGCAGTCTTTGTTTGCACACTCTTGCGAAGCCATAGAGGCTTCCTGACCAGTACCATTCGGTCATGGTCGTCTGGGGCAAAATCATTCGTGCCATCTCTGGTGCGACACCCCAGTTAATTAGGTCTTTATAACTTTGGAACGCAGTACCATGCACCATGTCCATGACTTGGTTCGCAAAGTCCTGCTGCCCGATTACCCCAAAGCTTCCTTGCTTGTTATTAGCTGCTTTGCCACGCCAACTGGCTGGCTCATAGAACTCTGGAGCTTCGTTGATATATCTTCGGCTAACTTCATTCCAAGTTAAGCCGACCTGATGCTTTGCTAATTGCCTAGCAACAAAAATTGGGGCTTTCACCCTGAGCTGCACAAAGCAATGCGAAAAAGGCGACCAATGATTATGCCTCGCAAGGTAATCAATCAGCTTGGCATCTTTCTCGCTGAAAGCATCAACGATACTGTGTTTGTTGAATGACACTCTGGCTGCATTTACGACTGTGTTGTCAGAGCCGAGGTGGTCAACGTAATCTACGCCGATATAGCCTCTACGGCTCGTCTGCATAGGTGGAACGTCTTGCTTATTCATCTTCGAGTTCATTATCGTTTTCTCCTTCCAAAAAGCTCAATTCGATTTCGTTTAGCCGCCCTGTCTCCCTGTTATAAACAAGGGTTCCAGCGTGGCCCGTTTGGCCTGTGTATCTATTCTTTAGGATTTTGATGTGCCTGATATCGCTGTCCGGCTCTTCAGGGTCGACCTGAAGGCCAATGCAAGTA